AATGGGACCGTTTAGAGTTAAAACTTTAAATAGCTGGCAATCATACCCTGCATTAAGTGCAATTGGTTATACTATTAATTTTTACGCATCAGGTGCCGGTGGTGATTATATAGCAGCAACAGATTTCTACAACAATAAATGGTAGCATTTACGAACATTAAATCAATTTTTTGCTGTAGAATTTATTAAATAATAATAGATACGTAGCTGTTGATTCTTTATCATCGATACAGACACCTATTTACGTACGGTTGAATAACAACAGTCTAAACATTTGTGGTCCTAACGATCAAGGGTCAACGATTGTTGGAACATCCGGTTATTGTGACATTTATTATTCAGACGACTCTGTAGTTGATATTTTAAATAATTCACCAATTTATCTTTTCGCTACTATTGATAGTTCAAAATTTCACGATTTTTTCACTCAAAGAACAGATTTATATAATTATGTAGAGTATCCTGCTATCGGTTATCAAAATTTAAATCCGGCTGTCCTTGCTGTACAGCGTAACCGCACATATTATACACCTGCAACAGCTCTTGCAATATCAACTACAGGCATCACAGGTGAAGGACCGTTTGCGTCATCAATTTTTAATATACCTACTACCTGTTGGCAGGGTATAAAAATACCTTATATTGTTACACTAAAAGATATAAACTTTTACACAACAAAATTTTATCCTCTGCTTTCTTCATCGGTAGCAAACCCTAATGTATCACCGTCAGCAATTATTAATAATCTAAAGACAGGTATAATTTATTATGATTCAAATGGTATTAAACAATCACTGCAGGATGTTGTGTTTGTGGAAGATTTCGTAAGCCCAGGTGCTGTACAGCAACTTGGCAGCTTCTATAAGGGGTATTTTACATCACAGAGTACAGCGTTAAGCTGCGCATTAACTGCCTCATTAGTAGTTATAGACCCATTATCAGGTACTACAGTAACACTCACTGGTACATCAAACACGTTTAATATCTATACAACTGCCGGTAAATATAATATTGCAAAAATAAATGAAGACTGGGATGCATCAGGTTTTTATAAATCACTACGATATCAGGAACCTCTTCTCGAATACAATAACTTTTTTACAAACTTCTTAGGTACAATTGTAGGTGACGCCAATGCGTATCCGTATGAATTAGGTAAAACGATATACGAGAAAATAACCAATTTTACAAGCAATAAAGCCGATATTGAAAGTTGTAATAACGATACATTACTGTCATTTTGTAATGAATTATCAATTCAATTTGAACAATATAATTATAGCTATCCACCGCAATTAAGACGCATTACGGATCTGCTTTCTATTAAGCAGCAGAAATTATTTGGTACTCAAAATACATATAATATTAATTTTGATAACAATAACAATCTTTATACAGATAGATCTATAGGTCCAAATTTAAGCTCCTTTAGAAATATAGCTTATGAAATTAGTCCGTTATCTGGAACAGTAACTGCTGGTGTACCAATAGTGGCATACGAAAAATTTTCAGGCATTTACACTCTTGTAAATAATATTAGTAGTTATTATCTATCTGCTGCTAATACCCCACTCTCTACGTATAACTCCAATTGGGGGTGGGGATTGTTAGTACCTAGTGGAACGACGGGATTAACTCTATCAAATTATTACAAATTCTATAGATACAATAGTGTTCAAGATGGTAAAATTTACGACAACATTATAAACTGGTCAGATTCGTATACTACAGTTTTAACGAGTCAAAATTCATATAGCACATGGAGTCAGGATGACGGTATAATGCAGACTATGATAAATTATGAACTAACGAAAGGGCTTAATTTATTTACTTCTGCAGTTGAGATAGCATTAACTTAATAATTCTATAAATATATTATAAGTCATGGAACAAAACAATAGAGAGAGTACTTTTGGAAGAGAGTTAATGAAGTATGTAACTTCAAAGTTACCATATCAGGCTTATAATGCTGCTGATAAGATTAATGAGCTAAATCCAAAATACTCAATGTTTTATCAAAAGGGTTCTGATAGAACAGGAGCGCTTGTACGTCAGTCAGTATCATCTTCGATAACAACAACCGAAGATCAATATGCAAATATCCTTCAAAATAAGGATTACCATGATTTCATGTACGCTAATATCCAGCCGGATAAAGGCCGTCGCTTGATGGATTATAGAGTCATGGCAGCTTTTTCAGAAGTTGCTGATGCTTTAGATGAAATTTGTGATGAATTCGTTAATAAAGACGAACATGGTGAAATTGTAAAGCTTCGTTTTGTTGATACAGATTTATCGGAGACTCAAAAAGCAAAACTTAAGCGTGAGTTTCAAAAATATATTGGCTATTTTGATTTAGAAAACCGCGGGTGGGAATACGTACGTCAGTTACTTGTAGACGCTGAGCTTTATTGGGAGCATATTATTCATAAAAAGTATCCTAAGGAAGGTATTTTAGGTGTAGTAACAATTCCATCAGACGTTATTGATCCAATTTTTGAAAATGTTCAAAACATGATTGTCAAGGGGTACCTCTTACGTAAGCCTATATATGATGCAAAGAATCCAGGTAAAGTAGCGAAGACAGAATTAATTCCAATGGATGCCAATCAGGTAACATATATTAATTCCGGTATCTGGAATGAAAATAAAACTCTCCGTCTGCCGTTTATTGAAAATGCTCGTAGATCATATCGTCAATTGAGTCTTATTGAAGATGCTATTGTCATTTATCGTCTAGTAAGAGCTCCAGAGCGTCTGGTGTTTAATGTTGATGTCGGCAATATGGCACCGCCTAAGGCTGAGGCTTATCTCCGTAAGCTTATGACTAATTACTGGTCAAAGCGTAATTACGATGCAAATCAGGGAGCTACTGTACAGCAATTTAGCCCTCAGTCCATGCTCGATAGTTTTTGGTTTGCTAAGAGAGCAGGTTCAGAAGGTACATCTGTTACACAACTTCCCGGTGGTGCTAACCTCGGTGAGTTAACTGACTTAATGTACTTTGTGAAGAAGCTCTATAAGTCACTTAAGGTACCCGCTTCACGTCTTAACCCTGAAGAGCAATTCAAGGATGGTACAGACATTCTACGTGAAGAGCTTAAATTTGCACGTTTTATTATCCGTCAACAGCAGCGTTTTGCTGGCGGGTTAAAGAACGGCTTCCTTACCCATCTTAAGCTTAGAGGTATATTTGATGAGATGAGACTCAAGGATTCAAACCTTGATTTACATTTTAATGTACCAACAAACTTTTATGAGTTAAGAGAAAATCAAAAATTTCAACTCAAGGCTGAAAATTTCAATCAGATTACTCAGAGTGAGTTTGTATCAAAGACTTATGCACAAAAGCGTTACCTTGGTTGGACAGATACAGACGTCATGGCTAACAGAGAGTTCTTACGTAAGGATAAAGAATTACAATGGGAGTTAGCACAGATTGAAAATAATGGACCAGATTGGCGTGAAGCTGGTGAGCTTGTTGCTGCTGGAGGCAGCGCGGGTGGAGGAGGCGGTGGATTAGGCGCTGCAGCACCCGCGGGAGAAACACCGCCTGAATTCGGTCCAGCTCCTGGTGAAGCAGCTCCTGCGGGAGCTCCAGGTGGTGAAGCACCACCTGCAGGTGAAGCACCCCCAGCGTAACTTAAATAACTAATATGGATTGCTCCGCCGTAACACCAATTTCAGCTTTTCAAAGACAAATCTTAGCAGTAAGATTGATTCATTTTCAAGACTTAGTGATCGTATAACTCGCTCTATGGGAGCGCCAATGATTAATATTGAAATTCATCAAGATCAATTATTTGAAAATATCTCTATTGCATGCGAAATGTTTGCAAAATATGCGGGGTATACAGAAGAGTATATTGTTTTTAATTCTGATATATACGTAGATGGTAAGGGTGTTAAATTAGATGACTTGTTTAGTATTACACCAGAATTTAATAAGATTAATATACCGTCATCAACCGTATATGCTGCAACATCAACAATACCTGCAAGTTTCTTTAGTACATCTCAAAAATTATCTGCAACATATTCTTCAGGTATCTTTACAAATCAAATTCTCTCAACTACAGACTATTTGAGTGTAATTAATTTTAATAGTACTGTCGCTGGATTGTTTACCCCGTCAACTAATGGTACACAAAAGATTGTGAATAGTTTTGATTACGACGTAATGTCATACAGAAAAGTTATTGATATTAATAATTTTGAAGAAGGTTCATCTGATGGTGTCAATACACTCTTTACTATAGAACAGACATTAGCTCAGCAAACTTATTTTAGTTACGCAATGGGTAATTACGGATTTGATCTTATTAGTTGGTACACACTTAAGAACTGGTTAGGTGTTCGTGAGAAAATGCTCGCCATTAGACGTGCATTTACCTTTGATCCTAGAACACAATATCTTGTTTTCTATCCACCACCACGTACTCCAGGTTCTGGAAGTCACTTCTGGGGTGTCATCTCCTGCTACGTTGAACGTCCATTGAGAGATATTATAAAGGAACAGTGGGTATATCAATACGCGTTAGCTTTATCAAAAATCGCCGTTGGTAATGTACGTGGTAAATACACAGGGACAACCATGTTCGGCGGTGGATCTATTAATTATAATGACTTATTGAGTCAGGGATTAAAAGAGAAAGACGCTTTGGAGCAACAGCTATATACTGGTGCTGCAGCAGGCATGGGAGATGCTAACCCACCAATGTTCTTTGTTGGATAATGATACCTCTTAACGGTAAAGGTAAATTCAAGCAAGGTGTTTTTAAACCAAAAAACACTTCCAAATATATTGGTAAAGAAGATCCTGTTTATAGATCCGGTTGGGAATTAAAGTTTTTTCGATTCTGTGATGATAATACAAATGTAGTAGAATGGGCATCTGAATCTGTTATTGTACCATACCTCAGTCCGGTTGATAATAAGGTTCACCGCTATTATACAGATGGTATTATTGCTATAAAAGAACCAGCAGGTATTAAGAAATATATTGTAGAAATAAAACCAAAGCTTCAAACATTACCTCCTGTTAAATGTAAAAAGCGACACTCTACTATGGTCTATGAAACAGTGAGATATGCTCAAAACCAGGCTAAATGGGATGCAGCACGTAAATGGTGTCAGAGATACGGATATGAATTTCTTATTTTGACAGAAGAGCATTTAGGGATTCAAACATAAAATTAGATAAATAATACATCAACCCATAAATAATTCTACATACTATGTCATTACGCCTACTCGTCGAAACACCAGCCCCTGAAGAGCAGTTTGAATATATTGAGGAGCAATCCAATATTAAGGGTAAATCACAACTAAGAATTCGTGGTCCATATATGGAGTGTGAAATGGTTAATAAGAACCAGC